CTGGATTGGTGTGCCAGCCAGGATCGATGCCGATGGGGATGTGCGTCACCTCACCGGTGCGCCGGTTGATGAACGGCCGTGTCTCGATTGTCGGTGGCTCCAGGGCAACGCCTCCCAAGCGCTCGGCCTCGCGCCGTGTGATCTGCCGCACCCAGCATTTGCAGCCCCAGCCATTGGGCGGGAACCAGGTGTCCCAGAACGGATGGTCGACCGGCAGAATGGTGCCAACCTTGGCTTCATGTTCGGGCCTGCGGTTCTCGGCCGTGGAAAGCCCATAAAGGAAGTACGGCAGTCCAGCCGAGGTGCGCTGTGCGCGTTCCCACTGCCCAGCCGCGCGGGCGGTGCGCATGTTCGCCTGGTAGATAGTTTCCAGACGACGCGGGCTGCCCAGCTGCACCAGGCGGGTTTCACCGGTGTCCGGATCGGTCATCGGCCCGGTGCCCCACCAACCCAGGCGTTGCAGCTCAGGCGTCAAGTCGCGCGCCCAGGCCTCGAACGGCACGCCGTCGTCGATCGCATCCTGGAGACTGGATTGGATCGTGGTTAGCACGTCGATCTCCATCGCCTTGGCGATGGTGAAGGCGTGGGCATGTTCGTCGCCCCAGACATCAAGCCAGGAGAACGCTGGCCTGAGCTGCTTCTCCGCGAAGTAGCGCCGCACCTCGGGCGCTGGATCGCGCGTCAGGTCGATGGCATCGGCCATGGTTAGTGGTCGGCGGCGTCACCCACGCCGCGCGCCTTGAAGAGCTCGATGGCGAGTTTTTCGACCAGGGGTCCAGCGTTCATCGCTTGAAGCGTCGCGGGCAGGTCTGCCATGAACTCTGCTTCCGACGTCGATCGCACTGCAAGGGCGCGGATTGGCTCAAGTAGCGGGTCCATTTGCGGTTCCCATTCGGCCAACGCATCCCGGCCGAGCTGGTCAATCATAGCCTCGGTGTCCGGCTCGCCGCTTCGCGCCATGGTTTTGTGGACCTTGCCACAACTCGGGCAAGGCTGGCGTTTGGCCTGAGCTTGTTCGGGATCCTCGTCCGGTTCATTGTCAGGATCGCCGGTGGCCGGCGGTGGCGCCGGATTTGCCCGAGCTACCAGGAGCTCCTCGTCGTCTTCTGGCTCCGGCAGGCCGAACCTGTCACGGATCGATTTCTGACCTACTTTCAATCCGAGCGGTACCAGCTTGGCCAGTTGCTCAGAAAGTGCGCCAAGATCATCAGGATCATCGACCGGCAGGCGGAACACCGGGTAGGTGTCCTGCGGGCCGAAGTTCAACTGCACGAAAGGACGGATAAGATCGCGGTTGATCGTGTTGGAGAGCTGGCGCGCATCCTTCTTCATGATGTCGAGGCGCACCTCGTTATGGATCTGCGCCTGCGCCAACGATGAGCCGTCGTCGGTGGTCATGGTCTGGCCGAGCACGGCCTTCGACATTTGCGCGTCGACGAACTCAGCCAAAGCGCCGAACACGCTCTCGCCGCGCCCGCCTTCAACTTTGATGAACTCGATCTCCATGCCCATGGGGACGATCGCTGCCGCATCAACCGCTATGCTGCGGACGGCCCGAAGCAGCGCACGCTTGTCGTCCTCGCTCGCCTGGCTGTGATAGCGGCCGAGGCGCAGCGGCATGCCAAAAACATCGACAAACTGGAGCCAATCCTTGAGCGTGTAGCTCTTGATGAGCCAGGCCCAGGCAGAAAGGCGGGCAAGGCCCTGCCGGATCGGTATGCCCGATTTGATCTTCGGCACATGACCGATCCATTTGCCGGGTGCCAGCTCAGGACCCTCTTCCATGCCGTCGATGCGCATGCGCAAGGAGCGGCGCGTGGTCTTGTCGAATTGGAAGAAGCGCGGGTCACGCCAGATGAAATCAACCGGCGTCCATCGATCGGCGTCGGTGTGCCAAACAATCTCGACCACCGAATAGCCCTTGCCGAGCGCATCGAGCATGTCCTCCATCGCGTCGATGAAGGTCGGCGTTTCGATGAGCGCCTCGACCGCCTCTGCGATTTCCTGGTCGGCGGCGTCCTCGCTCGCTGCCTCGACGATTGGCGCGACGTTGCAGACGGCCGATTTGCGGGTGGAGAGCACCGAGCCATAATGCCCGTCGCGCTCCTCCATTTCCTCGGCGAGCGTGAGGAAGTCGGTGGCGTTTTCTTCGGCCGCATCGCGCAGGATGGCAGCCAGGCGTGGTGGTGTCAGACCGTTGGCGACCGTCTCGCGGAACATCTGCGCCACGCTGGCTGTCGTCGCCGATGGCTCTTCCCACTCCTTGGTGAGCTCGCTCTTCTTGTAGGTCAGGGGGGCGCCATGCTTGTCGATCAGTCCGCTCACCACAAACCTCCTTTTACTGATGGAATGGTGAAGCTCGAGGAGCGCCGGGCCGAACCTCTTCCATGATTGTCGTCGAGATCCTTATTCGGCCGGCCGGACGTGTAATCATACTCGGCGTGGTTCTGCCGCGAAGCGAACCAGGCGAGCACATAGGCAATAGCCGCGTCGCCATGGCGATCAAATCCATCGGCGCCCTTGGTCGAGTGATCGTCCGGCACCTTGATGATGCCATTCACATACTGCAGGCCCTGCAGATCCCGGACGGTGTCTTCGTCCTTGGGCAGCCAGACCTCGCCACCCGTCACGGCCTCGGTAAAGGGCGTTGAGTTTTCCCGGTACCAGGCCTGGGAGAGCATCACTTCGACGATCTTCTCGCCATATTTCTGGGCGGCGACCTCTGCCAGGTACTGGCCGTTGCCACGCGCATCCATGGCGCCGCCACCAAGCTTCGGGATCCGATCGAGCGTGTAGAACAGAATGTCGCGCTGGGTCTCGAACGGCACATTGCGCAGCTCGATCTGAGCCACCGTTCGGCGAACGAGATCGCGCCCCATCTCGTAGATCGCGATCACGGTGAGGTCGCCAGAACGGGCAAAGTCCTCGCCGAAAACGTGCGTAAGGAACGGGTTCAGATTGGCCAGAACCGGCTTCAGATGCTTTTCACACCAGGCGAGGATATCGGCCTCGCGGACATGCTGCGGCGCATTGCGGAAATCATCATCCTTGACCAGGCGGATAATCGGTGCCTTGGACTTCATGGCCGCTTCGATCTGCACGCGGGTGAGCGCGGTACCTTCGGCGTCGGCAGGGATCGCGTCCAGCTCCTGCTTCATGGCGGCGGTACGCGGGCCATAGGACCCACGGATCTGCGCTTCCCATTCGCGTTCGCCTTCTTCGGTCCACTCGATCCCCTTGATGAGGCAGACGCGTTTGTAGAGGCCGTTGGCGATCGCGGTGGCGAATGGGATCTCGTGCAGCGAGAAAGGCCGTTTGCCGGCGATGATCTCGCGCACCAGCTCGTTGAACGGTGAGAGCACGCCATTGTGGGTAGAGATCACGCGGATCTTGCCGCCCCAGATGAGCAGCGCGTTCACCGCGTCGAGCACGCCGTGCACGTCCTGGTGGAATGCAGCCTCGTCGATCACCACCACGCCCTGCAGACCACGAATGTTCTCTGGCCGCGACGACAGAGCCTCGACACGAAAGCCGGAAGCGAAGCGGATGCGGAATGCAGAGATGAACTTCGAGGTGCCGTCCTTGCGCTTGTCCTCGAACAGAAAGTCCTCGATCTCGACCAGCCGCTCGCCCAGCTTCTTTGCGAAGTGGGCGACATAGCCGATGAACTCGCGGCCCTTGTCTTTCGTGTCGCCGATATAGAACACATTGTCGCCACCGGCCTTGCGGTCGGCCGCCGCGATCAGCGTGTCATCCTGGGCTTCGGCAAAGGTGATGCCGGTGCGCCGGCCTTTGACCGCAAGCTTCAGGTCCGACTTATCTTCAAGCCATTTGACCTGATGGTCCATAAGGATGCCATCGGCGAGCGGGTCGAGATCATCGGGGATCTCGGCGCCGCGCGGCAAGGCATCTGGCAAGCCGGCTTCATCGCGAGAAAGCACCTGCGGATCGTCTTCGATCTCGATCTGCTCTGCCAAGGCTGCGCTCATGAACGGACGCCCAAAACGTCGCGGCGGATCTGTGCCACCTGCTCTTTGGACAGGCCAACCTGTGCGCCCGCCTTGTCGACGGCCTCGGTGACCTTCTCTTCAAAGTCTTTTTCGACTTCTTTCCTGCGTTTGGTAGAGATGCCCTGAGCCTGCGAGGCTTGGCGCAATGCGCTCGCAAGTTGCATCGCCTCTTTTGGGATGATCTCACCCTCTCCCGAGCAGGTGATGATCTCGAAAATGAGGGTTTTGATAGCCTGCCCAGCGACGATGGTTAGATCATCTGTCGCGGCTGCATCAAACGTCTTTGCGAGCGACGCCACGATAGCGTTGGTGTCATCCATTCGCCGGGTTATCTGTGCTAGTTTGATAGCCTTGCGGTTGAAAGACGAAAATGATGGGATAGTGAATTCCAGCTCCCCACGAAACTCTTTCTGAATGTCCTGGAGCTTGGCGTAGAACTCCTGGTAGATGTCTGTCTGTGTTCGGTCGCGCCGGCGCAGTTCCTCGTTGGCCCATGTGACAACTGGTGCACAGGCTGCAGGTAGCAGCTCAATGCTCGATAACCGTCCGCGACCCTCTGGCGCTTTACCGCTGTTATGGCCTATGCCCGCCATCTCATCCCGCC